GTTGGTAAGTCCTGGAACTTCTTTGCCTTTTACCTTATTCCAACGAATGAACTGTGCGGCAACCAGGTTTTTTTCGGTTCCGTTATTTAGTAAGCGCAAAAGTGTTGACCTGGAAAATGCACCAAGGCCAATATTGTAAGCCAGTGAAGTAAGGGCCGTAAGTTGGTTTGCATTAATAGGCACCTTTACAATTTTTTTAATTTGTGTTTCCAGGGCCGCCGTATTAAGGCGCAACCAGGCCAGGGCCTTTTCTTTTGTAATTACATCACCTTTTTTTATTGGTAGTCCAGTTTCCGGGTTAATTGTTGTGCCGTAACCAATAGTCCAAATATTACCAGTGTCCTGGTATGCTCGCAATCTTAAACCTTCAAATTGGGCAATAATCTTTGTTGCACTCACTTTTCTACTAATTAGCAAAAGGCCAACAATGGCCAGTGTAATAATATAGTTTTTTGCTTTTCGCATTCATTAAAGGCCGGTTTTGTCAAAGTCCTTGGCAACACCAAGGCCCAGGCCACTGGTAATTGCGGTAAGTCCTTCAATGGTGTGACCTTTTAAAATAAGGGCAATGCCACTTAAAATTGTTGTAAAGCCGAAAAACGTTGTTTTCCAGTTACGCGGTTTTTTTAGTTTCATATTTTAAATAATTTATTGCATTATACACGATCGTGCCAACACCAATTGTTGCCAGTATTAATTTTTGTCTTTTATTAAGTTTTGGCCGGGATGCGGCATATAACATAAAAGGGCCAAAAAAAACAACATCGGCAATTCTTACCAATTGTGTTTTCATTCTTTGTCCATTAAGTGGGCAACAATAATATCCAACTTGGTTTCCAACCTGGTAAGGCGGTCACCATGTTCATCATGCTTTTCCATGGACTTTTCCAGGGCCTTTACACGGTGGTTAAGTACACCCCAGGTTGCGCCGGCACTGAAAATGGCACTAATTATTATTGTCAACAACTGGTTGTCCATCACTTTTCTTTTTTGTTTCCTCGGCAATTGCCTGGTTACACTCGCGAAGTTTTGCTTGCAACCATTCAATGTTTGCCAATAAATCGTATGCTTGCGCTTTTAGTTCCGTTAATTTGTCCATGATTAAGATATTAGGGTTAAGTTTAATTGACTACAAATATATTGATAAGCGGCCAAATTAATATCCTGGCTTTCACCCCACACAATGTAATCACCGCCGCTAATGGTTGTGTTACCCTGGGTAAGTGTTTGTTTTGTTTCGTTGCCCTCACTATCGGTAACAACATTACTTATTTGCCAATAAAATTGTGCATAGTCACTTAAATTGTCATTGACTATTGATGCATCAATATAATTTCCGCTGCTTGCTGTTCCGTTAGTCCAAATCTGGACTGGTTGAATTGAATATCCCATTTTTTATTTTTATAAGTTATAGTAAGGTATTTTATATGATGTACCATTTAATTTTATTGTAATATATCCTACTAAAGATCCAGCGCTAACACTACTTGTAAGTCCATTAAAATCTATATTAGATGAACTTGTTGAAATTGTAGAGGCTGCGTCATCTATTGAAATTGTTGTGGCATTTCCATATGCGGTTATATCTCCAAGGTACACTACTGAATTTGTACCGTCTGAACGTACATTACCCTGAAATAACATTGGATCGCCAGTTGTAACGTTTGCAAAATTTGCTATGCAAGTTGTAACGCCACTTATTACAGTATGCCTCAAATATAGTTCTGTTTCTCCGCTTGATGCAATAAATGTTTTTCCTGATGCGTTAGTTATTATTCCTCCATTAATAGAATTATATACATTAATATCTCCACTTACTTGCAACTTTTGCCCCGCGTCTGTTGTTGTTCCGATCAGAAAATTGCCGCCAGCGGTTAATCTTGTTCGCGGTAAACCATTTGTATAAAAATCTAGGGCCTGATTAACGTCTAGCGCTAAATATGCTGTTCCGCTAGTTTGCATTTGCAAATATCCTATCCTACCACCAGTATTGTTATGAAAAGATAAATATGGTTCACTTGCTGCATTTTTTAAAGCTAATGTACCACCACTAGTAAAAGTACTATTTGTGCTATCGGATAAAACATTGACTAACCCAGCGCTAGTTATGCGCATTTTTTCAGTTATTGCACCTTCAGCGCTATTATCATTAGTATAAAATAACAAATTACCACCCCAAGCGGTATTTTCTCTTGTACTGGCTATTTGCCCCAATATCCAATTTGGATAGGTATCGTAATACTGTCCAAATTGAATACTACCACCAGCACCAGCACTACCACCAGCACTATAAACACCAGTAGTATGTACTCTAATTACTGGACTAACAGTATTTGCAACAGTAGGCACACCAACAGTTAAACGATTATTAGGCGCAATTGTGCCAATTCCTATATTTCTGTTTGTATCAATGTATAAAGCTGATGCTGTATTAATTTCTAAATCAATTACACCGCCAGTAGCTACGTTTAATATAGTAGCACCACTAGAAGCAGCAAAGCTGTGATTTATATTAGAAGGGGTTACCGTTGCGGCATATATAGCACCGAAACCAGCACCACCAGTAAAAGCGCCTATTGTTAAACCTTGTGTGCTATCCCAAAATTTACCATATCCAATAACCTGTAATTTTTCCCCGCTATTCGTTGTAGATCCTAGCAGCAAGTTTGCTGCCATATAGTTTAAATCGCTTGCCCCTTCCTGGTACAATCCCCAACGGTTTGTATATGTGACTGTGCCAGTGTTTGCCGTTTGGTCATTAATTAAAACACCATAATTATTTGTTATAGCCATGGCACTTCCGGTGTTATCCGGAAATCTTACATGAATACCGGATAAATGCGTTATGGTTCCGGTTTGTGTTCCATTAAATGCCCAACCAGTTGTCAAATTTGAATAGGTACGAAGTTGTGAACCCTGGTTTTGTGTCAGTGTTCCAGTTGTTGTAAAACCAATTGAATTGTATGCATCTAGTCCACTCCTTGCACCACTTGGAATTGTAACACTTCCTTGCAACGTTAAATCTAAACTGGCACCCAGGGCCGTAATTGCGTTTGGTGATGCCAGTGGATTAGCCGGATTAATAGTTAAATTGTAATCAAAGTAATTGCCACGCGCAATACCACTTGTGTAATTTTCAGTTGCTTGCCAAGTTGTTTTATTTGTTGCGGCACTTACTTGTAAAGCATTATTACCAAGTACAGTATTATGTAACTCAAAAAAGTTTAATCCACCGTTGTAACTGTCACCCATGCGCCAAACACCGGTGCCAGTACGTTGAAATGCAATATTTACATTACCGGTGCCACTGGTTGTATTGAATTGTGCAATTACACCGGTTGAATGAATATCCAGGGCCGCACCTGGTGTGGCCGTAAATACACCCAGGCCGGTGCCAGTTATGTATAATGGTGTAACGGCGGAACCGTTGTTACGAAGTAAAAAACGGTAACGGCTTGAATAGGTCGCGGCGGCGGCATCCACCGTGTCCATTGAAAATTGGTTAATTCTTTCCGTTCCGGCATCATCGGGCAATCCAAAGTGAATACCGGTTGCCATGTTTGCGGCCGCGGTTCCACTGGAAAGTGTATGGCGAATTAATACCGGATATTGACCGGCGGAAACATTTGGTGTATTTTCCTCAATAACGGCGGCATAACCACTGGAATTTGTTGTATTCTTTGCCAGGATGGCCGTTGTGCCTGGGCCACTTCCGGCATTAGTAGTAAAGTTTGAATATAACGCAACACCATCGGTTTGCACTACTTCGGCGGCGGCGGTTGGTGTGTTTGTATTTACTCCAAATCTATTGTTTGCTGCATCCCACCATAAGTTGTTTTCACCGCCAACACTATTTGTGCCAGTCCAGTAAGTAACTTGGCCGGCGGCACCACTACCGGTAACGGTTGATGAACCAGGCCCACCAATCAAATCCCATCCGGTGCCAGTATCCCGGTAGATTTCAAAAGTATCGGTACTAACAAAGAGTCGGCCCACTTGTCCGGCACTGGGCCGGTTAGCAAATGTATTACTGTTAATACTGGGTGAACCAAGTTGGTTTAATATATTGAAGTCAACAAACATTATTAATTAATGTAACGTTTGAATAATGCGGTTAATTGGTTGGTTCCGGTACCGCTAAAATTGAATGAATACACTTTCACCAAAATTTCATTCTCGTTGCCGGTTATATTCCATGACTGGTTTGGTGTAAGTGTAAAACCATCAATTGTGACATTACTTGTTCCAGTATTTACAAATATCACACTGTTACAATTAGTATCAGTTTGAGAACTACTTGTAAAAACTTTTGTTTCAGTAATGAATTTTCGGCATGTCATAAACATTTGCTTTTATCTTGTGCGTATCTATCCGCATCGGTTGTTGTATCGGGTAAAAATGTTGTTTGGTCAACTACATCAGCCACCATTTGCCTGGCCGTACTGGATGCATTTTGCACACTGGGTGCATTTGGGCCGGTCTTTTTCTTACGCATAAGAAACCAAACAACGTACAATCCGGCGGCAATATATATCCAATTTCTTTTCATAATTTATTTTTAAAACATTACTTCATCACCGCCAATCCTGGGGAATGTAAATGTTGCTAATTGTTTTGTAACGGCCTTGGCTTTCTTTTTGCTTATTCCTTTTTGTGTTGCTCTTTTAACCGCCGTTCTTTGCGCTTGCCTGGCCGCTTTTTGCCGTGCATCCTTACCAAATATGTTTTTTACAACATCGGTTGCCTTATCCAATAAGGATGGCCCAGGTTTAACGGTTTGCGCAAATTCACCTTCAAATTCTTCGGCGGTTTGTCTAATCGGCATGTCAGCCGTTACCGTTACTCTTGGCCGGCGGCGGAAATACATAAATGCCAATGCACCGCCAATTAGTAATATTGGTAAATAACTTTTTTTCATCACTTGTTTTTTAATTTGTTTGTATATCCAAGCAATGTTTCAAGTTGCTTGTCACTTAATCCATCCCAAGGCAATATTCCACCACCATTTGTTAAAAATGTAAGCAAATCTTCGCCGTATCGTTGTTGGAATACATCGGATAAAAAACTTATTTGTGTCTTTGCTTTTAGTTGTGAAAATACTCCCATGATTGCGTTGAAATCATCCTGGAATATACCAAACGCATTATGAATGCGCTTTGCATAATTTTCAGCAACGGCCCTTGTAATTAGTAAACCGCCATATCTTTTGTAATAAGCCGGTTTCCAGTAACTAACTGGGTTTGTAATTTCCTGGCTTGCACTTTTCGTGCCTGGGCCGGCGGCAATACCACCGGCAATTAATAACCGCTTTATGGCCGTAAATGCCAGTAAGCCGCCACCAATTAACAAAACATCGGTTGTTGATATTTTAATTCCTTTTGCCATTATTTACGAAGCATTGACAACAAAAATGTAATTTGGCTTTCCGGCATTTCGGAAAGTTTAACCAGGTCATCCGGTGTCACTCCTTTTGCAAATAACTTTTCAATCACCTCTTGCAAATCTTCGGCGGTGTGTGTGCCGCTTATGTGTTGCACTTTTGGTTTCATAAAATTTCCGGCTAAATTTCCAAGTATTCCAATTAACATTTGCTGCACTTGTGGTTGTTGTAACATTCCGGCCAAAATGCTTGATGGTGTTGCCGGTTCTTCTTCTTCCTCATCTTCTTCCAGGTCGGCTAACCTTTCGGCACGAATGGCCCTTAATTCATTCAATATTTCGGTATCGCGTTCATTCCTGGCAACATATTGGCCCGGCATCATGCCCATCATGTGGGCCGGCTTTTCGTTTACAACCAAATACATTCCAATTGTATCTTCTAACTTTTTTTCTTTTACACCTTTTATGTTGCCAATCGTTAAATGATAGGTTTCACTATCATCCTGGGGAATGAAATTTAGTGCAGCCGCCAATCTTTCGGCCCCTTCTTCCTTACTTTTTCCATGGTACATTCCACACCGGTACTTTAATGCCGGTTGAAATCGGCAAAGTTCCCATGCGGCTTGTTCCTGGTCATTATACCAGTTCATAACTTGGTTAATACTTCGCAAAGTAGGTACGGCGGCCATGTTGATTAATTAAACGTAATAAACACCAAAAATAAATGAAAAATTTGTTGTATTACCTGGTGCGCTTGCTATTGAAACGAATGATTTATCCCAGGTCACTTTCTGTCCTTGGAACTCATACAATGCGCGCACAAATGGTGTACTGGCACCGGTTGTGGCTTGTGTACGAACTAAACTAATCAAGGGAATGCGGTATAAATCTTGTCTTTCGTTTGCATAAAGTACCAAATAACTTTTTTGAAGTATTGCGGCGGTGGGTGCGGCAACGTTATTCGGACTCACTGTCATTAGGTCAACACCAAATGTTTCCATTGCAAGGAGTGAAGTATAACGAAGTTTTGGTAAGTCCGGAAAACTCCATTGTGTGTTTGTTTGTCCGGTTACGGCTACACCTGGAACCAGTAATTCAACCAGTTCGTATTTAGCGGCTTTAAATGCCATTGTAATAAAATTTACTTTTTTTAAAAATAAGGGCCGGCCTTAACCGGCCCTTTGTTTTTTTTACCAGTATTAACGAACTGGTGTAACGTTTTGTGCCAAGTGTCCACGCAAAATAAGAATAGCACGGCTGTTTGTTTCAACGGCGGCCATTGCGCTTGCAAGTTGCACTTGCAATGTATTTTGTTTGGAACCTACAAGCACCCAACCTGGTTCAATTGGATAAAATCCACTTGTTCCGCCATCTTGTTGGTCGCGATAATCTATACCAGACGTTGAATAATCAGCATCCGCCGTTGTTTGTTGTTGCGGTACTGAATAATGGCGGTACAAATCGTAAGCAGGCACAATTTGGCGGTTATTAACAGTCAAAGAAAGTGAACTGTTATACCAGTTGAATAAACTGGTCGCGGTGTTTGCGGCACTGAATACAGTTGTGTTTGGATAAGTACACAATTGGAAATTTGTTGCGGTACTTGAACCGGGAACCCCAAAGAATAGTCCAATTTGCGAACAATAGAACGCATCTTGCAAATTCAATCTTTGTTCAAGGTTAGTCGCGGCGGTTGCGCTTGCGCTAACATCATTAACAAGCACTGGGAATTGATAATTCGTAATGCTTGTGGAAAGGGAAACTTCCAGGCGCAAATAACTTTGTGAAAGTACGGCTTGACCTAATGAAAAGCCGGCGCGCTGAATACCCTCTTTTGCCTTTTCAAAGGCCAGGCGGCTACCTACTGTTGATGCCATGATTTTTGTTGTTCAGTTCTTTGCCCTGTCCCCGGCTTTTTTTTTAAATAAAGGTGAATGCAAGTGTTATGCAATTAATAGTCCTCACCATCTTCATCCATTCCGGCCAACACACTCAAATCATCACCGGCCATAACATCGTTATCACCGGAAATAACTGAAATGCCATCGGGAATTTCACCAACGGTAACTGGGAACTCCATTGTGTCCATCGCACCAAGGGCGGGAACCAGGTTGCCAATTAATCCGGCACCACCGGCGGCAATCATTCCATTGCCCAATGATTTTCCAATGTCACCCTTCACGATCGTGGGGAACACAAAACCAATCGCGGTAACCGCCGCATTTTTAATACGGTCATCACCAATTGGTAACATTTGCGCCACTTTCTTGCCAATTACGGCACCGGCTACAATTCCAAGGGCGGCGGTAATATTTGCTTTTCCTACCGCACCCATTCGGCGGCCACTTCTACGGCGGCGCGCACTTTTTCTTTTTCTTGCCATCTGTTTTTTTTTATTTCAAGTTAATACATCCGTTTACCACAACAAGTTGTTTGCATACCATCCAGGCGAATTTCTCACAATCCTATCTTTCGCATGCCTAATTTTATACAACCTTCGCCGTTTATTGGCAACCTGGGAACCAAACATTTTTAAATATGTCGGGTAATCCAGGTAACCCCTGGCACCTACACTTGTCAAATAGTTTCCTTTTCTGTCATAAATATCAAGTTTTTTGCCTTTCCTGGTACTGGGCCGAACAACCACATTTAGTTGCCTGGCTTTTCTTTTGGTGTAAGGCAATATTTTATACATTACATCAATTTTTTTAATTCAGCTTTATGCTTTTTTAACTCGGAAATCATTTTTAATATCTTTTTATTTTTATCTCCAAGAAATTTTTTCCAAAATGGTGTCTTATATGGAAATTTTTTTAATGTTTCTTTATTTCTATTTATTGCATTTTGTAAGGCAATAATATCATCATTTGCCTTTTTATATTTAGATAAAATTTGGTCATCAATTCCACTAATTACACGAATATTCACATTGTGGCTTTTCGTGTCGGTGTGCATTTCAGTTGTTTTGCCTTTTTTGGCTTTTACTTTTGTTGCACTTTTCTTTTTCACGGCACCAACTTTACCAGGTCGGCCAAATGGTGCGTTTTGATATGCTAAACTAACACGGTCTTTTTTGCTTTTATCAGCATCAAGTTTTTTCCTTTTTTTAAGCCAGGCCGTTGCGTTCTTATGTAATTTTTCGCGTTCCTTTGAATAACCAATTTTTTTACCTTTTCTTTCTTTTGAATAAAGTATTGCCCATGCTTGTTTTACGGCCTCGGCCTGGGTTAATTTTGGGTTTTTCTTACGAAGTTTGCCGGCCTCTTTTATTGCGGCCTTAAATTTTGCCCTGGCTTGTCTTTGTTTTACAGTCATATTATTTCCTTGTTACAAAATACACAACGGCGGCACCGCCAAGTATTATGGGTAAAAAATTTGGTTTGCCGGTTGTTGTTACCGGTGTACTTTCCTGGAATACCTGGTCGGCAATGTCAATATTCTCGGCCTCTTTTGCGGCCTTGGGTTCCAGGGCCTTTTTTGCCAACTCCTGGGCCTTTTGGTTCAACGCATCTTTTCCCAGTTGTACCAGTTCCGCCGGTTCAATGCCAATGCTTTTCAAAATATCACTAACCTTCACAAG